TGCGTTCCAGCAGCGTTCCAGCAGCGTTCCAGTATGGATCTACAAAAAACCGTTATAAATCATAGGCGTTCCAGCGTTCCAGACGTTCCAGCACTTTTCCGCGTGGGCGCGTACAAGCACACAAAACAGAGCAACAACACACATGTTTTTTTCGCGCGCGTATACAAATCATCTGGAACGTCTGGAACGCTGGAACGGTGTTGTTTTTATTGTGTAATTTCTTTTGATCGTCTGGAACGCTGCTGGAACGCTGCTGGAACGCAATCATGAAGACAAAAAACCTGCGCGGATCCATGCCACTGGTAACTGCGTTCATAGATGAATGCAGAGAAGTCTTTGGTACCGAAGCAATCAACCAATCAATCAGAGCCGGTCTAGACGGCCAAGAAACGTTCTGGGCGCGTGAAAACGGTATTGAGATAGGTACACCTCCATCCAAACCATTTGAAGCGCTCACAGTGCCATGGGAGTGCCGTTAATGAGCCGCCTTGTTAACCAGTCTAAGTTCGCCGAAATCATCGGCGTGGATCGCAGTTACGTCACCAAGCTCAAAAAGCAAGATCGCCTGATGGTTGATGACGATGGCCTGATTGATGTTGAGGCATCTATTCAGCGCATCAAAGACACCGCAGACCCTAACCGTGGCGATGTCGTAAGCCGTTGGAAAAAAGACCGCAGCGCACAAGCTCCGGTGGTATCTAGCGAACCACCGGAGTTACCGCCGGAGTTAGCCGAAGACGATTCACCCGAAGAGCACAGCTACCAGCGTGCCAGGGCAAAGAAAGAGCACTTTCTGGCAGAGCGAGCCCGTGTGGATTACCTGCGAGACATTGGGGAACTGGTACCCATCGCCGACATGCGTGCCGCCGTGGCCGATGTGGTCACCGCATTCCGGCAGACGCTGGAGCAGTTGCCGCATCGAACAGGGCCGGAGCTGATTGGAAAAGACCTGGATGGCATACGTGCCACGCTAAAACAGGACATTCGCGCTGCACTTTCCGATATGGAGCGCGAGTTTTCGAAAAGACTGTCGGAATCACGCGGAGATGAGAAATGAGCAACCATCTTATGGAACTAAAAGAGACAAAAAGCTTATGGCTTTTAGATCGGCATGACAGATATATTGCAACAGAAAATGCAAAGACAGCGCTAAACGACATTGAAAACTGCATGTGTTTTGACCTTGGCTCGTTTGATAGCTATCAAGGCATAAAAGCATATCCAATGGAATTTAGACTTCCATATGACAACTGTTGGTTTGAATTCAAATACGAAAGTGAAGAAGTTATCTGTGGCATAAGAGCGTTTGCGATAAGCGAATCTAGAACAATGCTTTCAATGTTTGTAAGAGATGACAGAAACAAGGAATGGAGCTATTCATATTCAGTAGTTTGCGGATTGGTTTCAGAAGAATTGAAAATGAAGTTCTTTGACGTAGAACCTCCACAAGAAATGCCAGACGAGATATGTCTTATTTGTATTTTTATACAGGCATTGCGTTGTAAAAACGTCGTAAAAATTGAGCACAAGCCAGACGCAAAACTTCAAAAATCCCGTGTAAAGCGCGGCAAAAAACCGCTGTTCAGCTACTGGACGCTTGAACTAACTGACCAAAAAACTGAATCAGGTGCGACACGCGGAGGCGCTCATGCTTCCCCGCGTCTACATCTGCGCCGTGGCCACCCGCGTCAATTCAAGCCTGGCCATTGGACTTGGGTGCAACCGTGCGCTGTCGGCAACAAGAAACTCGGCATGGTCCACAAGGACTACTCGTTCACGCCATCGAATAACACCGTGCACTGATGAAAGCCTCGGCCATCACATTCAACGAAGCACGCCGGGCAATTCGCCCGAAGCTGCCATTGACCGTTTCGGAGTGGGCAGACGCTAATCGCGTCCTCTCCGGAGAGGGTAGCGCAGAGGCAGGTTCGTGGAAAACATCACGCACGCCCTACCTGCGCGAGATCATGGATGCGCTCTCCGAAGAGTCTCCAGTTCGCAAAGTGGTGCTTATGAAATCGTCGCAGGTTGGCGGTACCGAGGCTGGCAGTAATTGGCTGGGGTACATCATTGCGTACGCAAAGGGGCCGGTAGCTGTTGTTATGCCCACCGAGAAATCGTTGCAGGATTGGATGAGTCAGAAGTTTGACCCCATGGCAAAAGACACCCCAGCCCTGGCTGAAGTGATGGCAACCCGCAGCAACCGGGCTGGCGATAACTCGGCATTTCGTAAGCGCTTCATCGGCGGTATTTTCTACGCAAAGACGGCTGGCTCTACATCTGAGCTGAAATCCACCTCACTGCGTTATGCGATTGCAGATGAAGTAGACGAATACGATTGGTCGACGCTGCAGGGTGACCCGCTTGGTCTACTGGAAGTGCGTCTGACCACCTTCCATGATCGCAAGCTGTTTGTACCGAGCACACCGACCATGAAGGACGCAAGCCGGATTGAGGAGCAGTTCCTCCTGGGCGACCAACGGCACTACATGCTGCCGTGTCCTCATTGCGATGAAAAGCAGCACCTGAAATGGCCGAATCTGCGCTGGAAAAAGGAAGGCCGCGTTTGCTCGTCTGCCTGGTATGTCTGTGAGCATTGCGGTGGCGAGATCAGCGAACACAACAAATCGAGCATGATGGCCGCAGGTCGATGGGTGGCGCACAACCCAGAGGGGCTTTGGCGTTCGTATCACATCAATGCGCTTTATTCGCCTATTGGCCTCGGCCTATCGTGGGCAGAGCTGGCAGACGAGTGGATTGAGGCGCAGGAAGACCCGTCCAAACTGATGCGCTTTGTTAATACGCGCCTTGGTGAATCCTGGGCAGATCGGTCGCACGATCTGAAACCAAACACCCTCATGGCGCGTGCCGAGCCTTATGCACTGCGCAGCATCCCAATGGGTTGCCTGGTGCTCACCGCCGGGGTAGATACGCAAGATGATCGCCTAGAGATCCAGATCGTCGGGCATGGCCGAGACAATCGGGAGTGGACCATCGATTATCACGTTATTCATGGAAACCCTGCAGAAAGCCATATTTGGGATGCGCTGGCAGACTACCTATCGGCAGATTTCACCAATGCCTATGGCCGTTCGATGCGCATCGAAGCTACTGCCATCGATACAGGTGGCCACCATACTCACGCGGTCTATGCTTTTGTGCGCAGCCAGCGCGCCCGTCGAGTCATTGCAATCAAAGGTGCCAGTCAGTCTGGTCGTACTATTCTTGGCAAGGCGAGCCACCGAGACGTTAACTGGAAGGGGCAAACAATCAAGAAAGGCGTTGCGCTGTATACGGTGGGTACTGATACAGCAAAACACCTGATCTACGCCCGGCTTAATGGTGACGCCGACAAAGACCCGGCAGAGCGAAAGATGAACTTCTCTACCGAGCTGGAGCCCCCGTATTTTGACGGGCTGGTATCCGAAACGTACAACCCACGCAAAAACCGGTGGGAGATCAAAAAAGGCAAGCGCAACGAGCCGCTGGATACCCGCGTCTATGCTATTGCCGCCAGCCACCACCCGGAACTGTATCTACACAAGTGGCGCCAATCAGACTGGACAAAACGCGCCGCCATGATTGAGCCTGAAGCCAAGCAAGAAGGAGGCCAGGTGCCGGTAAAAAATGAAGACATGCCGTCCGTCAAATCCAGCATCCAAACCAAACCAATACGCCGCTCCGGCGGCTTTGCCAGCAACTGGTAGCGAGGAACTATGCAGACATCCAACGTCGAGGTGCTCTTATCAGCCTGGGGCAAATGGGCGGTTCGTATTGAAAGTCGGGCAATTGGTTTTTCCAGCACATCACCCATGTTCCGCGAAGCACGATTCGGAAAAGGATTTGGCGCTTCAGAACCGGTTGGTATTACAGACGACGATATGCAGGCCGTAGACAAAGCCGTTCAGACGCTGCCCGTTATTTTTCGGGCAACGCTCAACGAATTTTACAAAAGGCCGTGTTCCGTACGCGACCTAAGCGTCAAACTCGGGTGCAGCCACCGAACAGCCAGCCAGTATTTGAACGAAGCACGCAGAAAAGTCTGGCTGGCACTGGCATCAGATGACTGATTAAGGGGGGCATTTGCCCGTCAAACCCGCTTGTATATTGGCCTGCAGCGATTTATTCACGAAAAACTGATTTTTTTTGACAACTTGCAGGCAAGTATCCAAAATCCGACCTAATTCGATAGATTGCGGTTGTTGTCACTAGACAGCAATAGAACAATACCCGGACTGTTCACAGCCGGGTTTTTTTATGGGCAGGGCGCCAGATTATGCAGTTGATCGTCAAAGACAACTTGCGTGATGTGTTGCGCTCAATGGATAAGATCCGATTAGATCAAGTGCCGTTTGCCACAGCAAAGGCGCTGACCAAAACTGCCGAGGAAGTAAAAACCGCTGTTGTCGCAGAGATGGAAAAGGTCTTTGATCAGCCAACCAAGTGGACGCTGAATAGCCTGTACATCAAACCGGCCAACAAGCGAACACTGGCAGCGCGGGTTTGGATTAAAAACTTTGCAGCTAAAGGGCCGTCGCCAGAAGACTGGCTGTTGCCAGAAGTTCAAGGCGGGGCACGCAAACTAAAGCGATTTGAGCGCGCACTGCAAATACGCGGCTTAATGCCGCAGGGAACGATTCTTGCGCCAACGAAACACGTCGATTTAGATGCCAGTGGCAATGTCAGCGGCGGTCAAGTTGTGAGAATTCTGTCTTATCTCAAGGCGTTTGGCGAGCAGGGCTATCGCGCAAACATGACCAATGAGCGTCGGCAGAAGTTTCAAAAGAAGCAGGGCTACGGCTATTTTGCCGGTGCACCTAATGGGCAGCCTCCCGGCATATGGAAACGAATCAATTTTTCAAAAGGAACGGCAGTTGTTCCGATTTTCTTGTTTGTACCGATGCCGCAATACAAGCCACGGCTCGACTTTTTCGGCATTGGCGAGCGCGTTTACAGCAACCGATTTAAAGACCACTTTCGGCAAGCGCTGACTGAGGCCATGAGGACTGCAAAATGATGAACATTCCCGAAAGCTTTCGGGCTGGTGATACCTGCCAATGGATCGATCAGCCGATCACCATCAACGGCACCACCTATGGCAGCAGCGTTTATACCTTGTCATACATCATTGCCGGTCCCGTAGCGCCCATTACGCTTGTTGCTGCGCCTAGTGGCGATGGCTGGCAAACAACCATCAGTCTTTCAGACGCCGAAAACTTTACTGCTGGCAGTTATGCCTGGCAGGCCGTGCTAACTAGCGCAGCCGTGCGCATCACGGTGGCATCAGGCCGTCTTGCTGTCGAAGCCAACCTAGCTGACGCCATTGCCGGATATGACCCGCGCAGCATCGCCGAAAAAGCATTGGCCGAAGCCGAAGCAGCCCTGGCGCAGTATCACGCCACCGGCGGCAAAGTGAAAGAGTACGTCATTGGCCAGCGATCCATGAAGTTTGCCGACTCCACGCAGATCCTGCAGGAGATCAGCTACTGGCGCACTGAAGTCGCTAAAGAGCGCAACAAAGCCAGAATTGCCGCCGGTCTGGGTGGTGGCAATACTTTGGGAGTCATGTTCCGATGAGCAATTGGCACAATCTTGCGCCGGAGACTATGCCCGGCACATCAGCCGTGCGCAGCCAACCTGTGCGCCAAAATACCGTACAAACCATGAGCCGAGGCACGCGTTCGTTTGATGCGGCGCGGGTAGATCGTCTGACCGCACAATGGCTGGCCACCTCAAACTCTATTGACCAGGAACTGCGCTTTGATCTGGATCGCCTGCGTCAGCGCAGTCGCCAGCAAGCCAACAGCAACGATTATGTGCGCAAGTTCCTATCGATGGTTTCACGTAACGTCATAGGACCCACAGGATTTACGCTGATGTGCCGGTCAATTGATGCACCGGGGAAACCCGATGGTCTGGCTAATAACGCCATTGAGTCGCACTTTGCACGCTGGGCACGTAAGGGCGTCTGTGACATCAGCGGCCGCATGAGCTTTGCTGACTTGCAGCGCGCCATCATCAAGGCTGTCGCGCGGGACGGCGAGGCTTTGGTACTGCGAATCCGTGGTAATGGCGCCATGAATAACTATGGCTACGCCCTGCAGCTACTCGACATTGCTCGTCTAGACACTCAGATGAATATGACGACGCTACGCAACGGCAACAGCATTGTCATGGGCGTTGAAATGAACCCGGCACAGCGCCCGGTTGCGTACTGGCTCTTTGAAAATAACCCAGGTGGCCCACAGGGCGGGTCACAGCATCGTCGGATTCCAGCCGAAGACGTCTTTCATATCTACACCATGGATCGCCCCGAGCAGACGCGCGGCTTCCCGTGGCTGCATACTGCCTTGCTGCGACTTCATAACCTCAAGGGTTACGAAGAGGCTGCCGTCATTGCCGCACGCGTTGGCGCCAGCAAGATGGGGTTTTTCACAACTCCGGATGGCGACCCGTCTGCATTGGCCGGTGGCACCGATGGCAATGGCCATTACGTGACCGAAGCCTCGCCGGGCACCTTTGACGTCCTGCCCGTTGGCGTTGAATTCCAGTCATATAACCCGGACTACCCGCATCAGCAGTACGGCGAATTCGTCAAAGCGGCTCTGCGTGGCATCAGCTCCGGTCTGGATGTCTCATACAACTCGCTGGCTAACGACCTGGAAGGCGTCAGCTACTCGTCTATCCGTTCTGGCGTGCTGGAAGAGCGCGATCAGTGGATGACCCTACAAGGCTGGTTTATCGAAGCATTCCTGATTCCGGTTTATGAAGACTGGCTGCAAACCGCCTTGATCAATGGTGCCATCACCCAGATTAACGGCTCGGCATTGCCGTTAACCAAGATCGACAAGTTTCTGGCCCACGTCTGGCAGGGCCGTCGCTGGCAATGGGTCGACCCGCTCAAAGACATTGAAGCGGCGCGCCTATCGATCCAGACGGGCGTTGCCAGCCCACAAATGATCGCCGCACAGCTTGGCGTCGATGTCGAAGACATGCTCGACGACATCGCAAGGTTTGAGCAGTACGTACAGCAAGCCGGTGTCAGCACCGTCAATTTCAACAACCAGCCGATGGCAGCACCGGCAGACACAACCGCATAGGAGTTTCGTATGTCATCGAAACACATCAAACCGGGCAGCAAAATCGAACGGGCGCTCATTGTTGAACGGGCGCTCATCGATGTTGAAGCCCGTACCGTCGAACTGGCGTTTGCCAGTGAGACACCTTATGAACGGTACTGGGGCATAGAGATTCTTGATTGTGCCCAGACCTCCATCCGACTTGGCCGGTTAACTACCGGCGGCCCGCTGCTCATGGATCACGACAGCCGGGATCACGTAGGTGTTATCGAATCCGTCCAGATTGGTGCCGACAGGGTATGTCGCGCCATCGTGCGTTTTGGGAAAAGCGCCAGGGCAGAAGAGGTATTTCAAGACGTGCAAGACGGTATCCGACGCAATGTCAGCGTCGGCTACATGATCCATGAAGCCACCCTGGTTGAAACGCGCGAAGGCAAGGAAACCTACCGCGTTACCGACTGGGAGCCGTTTGAAATCTCCATGGTCTCCGTACCTGCCGATGCCAGCGTAGGCGTTGGTCGGGCGGCCGAACAGGAGCAAAGCATTGAATTTGTCGAACAGCCCGATCTTGAAGAAGACAACGAGGAAGAAGACAAAAGCACCCAACCCGAAACAGAAGCCAAATCACTCACCTTTGGAGGTAACACTATGTCCGATACTAATATCGACCAGATCCGCGAAGATGTTCGCAAAGAAGAACTGCGCCGCACCGCAGAAATCCAGGCCATGGGCGAGCAGTTTGCCCGTTTTGGTAGCGACAAGATCGCTGCCGAATGCCTGCGTAATGGTGACAGCGTAGAAGCTACCCGTGCCAAGATCATGGAAAAGATTGGCGCACAGGCCATGCCGTCTGCTGATCTTGGCATGAACGATAAGGAAGTCCGTCAGTATTCGGTGCTGCGTGCCCTGAATGCCATGGCAAACCCAACTGACTCGCGTGCCCGTGAAGCTGCGGCCTACGAATTTGAAGTCAGCCGCGCCTATGCCGACAAGATGAGCAAAGACGTCAAGGGCATCATTGTGCCGCACGATGTACTGGCCCGCACGCTGGAAGTTGGCACTGGCAACAGCTCAACAGGTGGCCAGCTGGTTGCAACCAATCTTCTGTCTTCGGACTTCATCACGCTGCTGCGCAACGCCATGGTCATCAATGGCCTTGGTGCTCAATTCCTGAGCGGCCTGAATGGCAACGTGGCAATCCCGCGTCAAACTGGCGGCGCTGGCTTCTACATGGTCGCTGAGTCGGGTTCGGTCACAGCATCAGATCAGGCATTTGACCAAGTAACACTGGCCCCGAAAACCGGTGCCGCAAAGACTGTTATTAGCCGCAAGCTGATGCTGCAGTCGTCGATCGACGCAGAGGCCATGGTGCGCAATGACCTGGCCAGCGCCATCGGCCTTGGTATCCAGAACATGGCGATTAACGGCAGCGGTTCTAGCAATCAGCCAACCGGCATCCTGGCAACATCGGGCATCGGTTCGGTTGCTGGTGGCACCAACGGTGCTGCACCGACCTGGGCCAATATGATCGATCTGGAAACAGCAATCTCTGTAGCCAATGCTGACGTTGGCAACATGGCCTATCTGACCAATGCCAAGGTACGCGGCAAGCTGAAGCAGACCTTCAAGAATGCCACCTACGGCGAAAACCCAGTTTGGACAGATGGCAACCTGGTGAACGGCTACAACGCCGCAGTCACTAACGCCGTGCCGTCGAATCTGACCAAGGGCACCGCATCGGGCACCTGCTCGGCAATCGTCTTTGGTAACTTCGCTGACCTGATCGTTGGTTTGTGGGGCGGCCTGGAGCTTCAAGTCGACCCGTATTCGTCGGGTGACACCGGTGCTGTCATCGTGCGCGCGTTCCAGGATTTCGATGTGGCCGTGCGCCATGCCGAATCCTTCGCTGCCATGAAGGACGCCCTGACGGCGTAACCCGGAGGCCATTGACATGACACGCATTAAGATCCTGACCAACTGTCAGGCCGCTGGTGCGCATCAGGTTGCCGGTGCGGTTTTAACCGTACCGGCGGCTATTGATGCCGCCGAAGCCGACGCCCTGGTACGCATTGGTCGCGCCCGGTATCTGGACCAGGCACCGGCACAGCCGGTCGTCGAGGCCGAAGCAGTCACCGAAACCGTTGAAGAAACGGCGACGCCTGCTGAAGACACCGAGCAAAAACCGGCTACACCAGGCAAGTCGCGCAAAAAGGCTGACCGCTCATGATCGACGCCACCTTCGGTGATATTTATCTGGCTGATTTCGGGGTGTCGGCGCAAGCCGGTGCTCATACCGGAAAAGTCA